CTGGGACAAGGTGAGAGCGGAGCCCGACTTCGAGAGCAAGATGGAAGCCTTCTTCCAAAACTACTCGAAGACCCCCGTTCCATTGGTCGGCACTTCCTTCTCGGAGGCCGTCGACACCTTCTTGGACAATTGCGATGACACCAAGTCCGCGGGCTGGTCGGCAAGGTACCGGCCCGGACCGAAGGGGACTTGGAAGCGGGAGGAGAACCGCCAGATTTTGGCTTACCTCGTGGGGGCTCGATTGGCCCTCCGGATTGCGGAAGGTTCGAACATTCATTGGCTAAGTGCCAGTGACATGCTGAAGTTGGGTTTGCGAGACCCTGAGGAGCCTTTTGTCAAGTTGGAGGCGCACGATAAGTCCAAACAGCAGAGTAAGCGCTGGCGTTTAATCTGGGTCTGCAGCATGGTCGACGCGGCGTGCCAGGATGTATTGCACCGACGACAGAACAAGGTGGACATTCTGGACTACGCGACCGAATCGATGCACGTGCAGGCGGTTGGCATCGGCCACCACGACGACGGGATTCAGCGAATCGGCTTGACCTTCGACAAGATGAGCAAGGGAGAGCGGAAGATTCGTTACGCCGACGCTTCTGGTTGGGATTTGTCGGTTTGCCGCGACGCGATCTACTTCGACGCGTTCCGCCGCATTTCATTGTGGGAAGCCACGGTCGGATTCGACATTGTTGCGAACATGATGTTGGCGGAGGCAGCAACGAATTCCACCCACGCCCTCGTGATGAAAGGGGAGCTGTGGGCCTTCGAGCATTTCGGTGTGACGGCGAGCGGGATTCCGTCGACTAGCGCGCAGAATTCTCCCATCAGGGCTTTCGGCCTAATATTGGCTGGGGCCACTGAGGTCTGCGCCGTGGGTGATGATGAGTGCCACACGGGGGATGTGAACCTGGACGTTCTGGCGAGCATGGGAATCAAGACCAAGCCAGGATCTGAAGGGGAGGCTCCTCCGCATGGACCGATTTCGATGACCTCCCATTTGTTCTCCAAGGTGGACGGAAAGTGGACGGCTGTTTTCGATAACGTGCCGAAACTGATGGCGCACTTGGATTTGCGCAATCAGGCCGATCCCCCGACCCAGGATACTATAAAGGGCATGCGTTTTGCCCTGAGG